CACTCAGGAATGGTAACAACTGGAATGTTTATTGCAGCAGGATCTGTAGGCGATCTTGAACAATGTGAGCCTCTAAAAGAATTTGTGATGAATCCTGAGGATAATGATATCTATCCTGTTGAATCTAATTTAATAGATGATAAAGGAACCTGGGGTAAACACGGATTATTCATTCCTGAACAATGGTCTATGCCTCCATGCATTGATGAGTTTGGAAATTCTCAAGTAGAAGAAGCATTGGAAATGATCCGGATCCAGAGGATTGAATGGAAGAAAAAACTAAAACCTGATAAGTATCAATTAAGAATTTCTCAAAAACCAACAAATATAATGGAAGCCTTTGCTTATAGAAAGGCTTCCGTTTTTCCACTACATCATGTTACAGAACAGCAGAGGCGCATTGAAGAGAAAGAATATGCTTATGAATTTCTAGATATCTTTCCAGACAAAGATGGTAAGCCTGATGTAAAGGAGACTAAGAAGCTTCCTATTATAGAATTTCCGGTTTCTAAGAAGACTGAAGATAAGACTGGAACTCTAGTGGTGTGGGAACGTCCTCAAAAGAATGCCCCCTGGGGAACTTACTATGCTGGAATTGACCCCGTGTCTGAAGGTAAAACTACTACTTCAGATTCTCTATGCTCAATTTATGTTTACAAAAATCCAGTAGAAGTTAGTAGAGAAAATGAAAATGGAGATATAGAAACTTTCATTGAAAGAGATAAGATTGTAGCAGCCTGGTGTGGAAGATTTGATGATATCAGGAAAACACATGAACGTTTAGAGTTAATCATTGAGTGGTACAATGCATGGACTGTGATAGAGAATAACATCTCTCTATTCATCCAGTATATGATCAGTAGGCATAAGCAGAAGTATCTTGTACCTAAGGATCAGATACTTTACCTAAAAGATCTTTCAGCTAATAGAAGTGTATATCAAGATTATGGTTGGAAAAACACAGGAACAATATTCAAATCTCACCTAATCAGTTATGCAATTGAGTTCTTAAGAGAAGAGCTTGATACAGAAGTTGATGAGGATGGTAACATTAAGAAGATAACCTTTGGGGTAGAAAGAATCCCGGATCCTATGTTATTAAAAGAAATGGCGTCATATCATGAGGGACTCAATGTGGATAGATTAGTAGCCTTCTCCTCTTTAATAGCCTTCGCTAAGGTACAACAAGCCAATAGAGGTTACATAAAAAGAAGAGACGAAGAGAGCTACAAAAACTTGGAAAAGTCAGAAAATTTGTATAAATTAAATAAGAGCCCTTTCACTCATGTAGGGGGTTCTACAAAGAAAAGTTCTAATAGAGGAAGATCAGGTAGAAATCCCTTTAGGAACATCAAATAACTTAGTTAATTATGGCTACAGTATTAAATGCAATGGACTTGAAGTCAGGTAAGAAAGCTGACTACAACAGAATGGGTACTCTTACTCAGCCGATCCAGTTTATCCCAAACAAGGATAAGGATGAGGATTGGGCAGCCTGGAACATGGATTGGTTTGAATGGCAAGGTCTTAAGCAACTTAAAAGGAATGCTCGTAGATTCCTTAAGAATTATAAGTTAGCTAATGGGATTATAGATAAGAGTGATTACATTGTTGAAGAGGATAATGAATACAATGATATCCTTCAGCAATTAACAGAAGAAGATACTGGAGCTTTAGAGCTTAAGTTCTATCCAATCATACCAAACGTTTTAAATACTTTAGTTGCTGAGTTCTCAAAGAGAAGTAGTAAGGTTGTATTTAGAGCTGTTGATGATGTGTCATACAATGAGATGATGCAACAACGTTATCAGATGATTGAGCAGAATCTTGTTCAAATGGCTCAGACTAAGTTAGTAGCTAGGATGGAAGAGTCCGGTGCTGACCAAAATGATCCTGAGGTACAGAAACAAATGCAGGAGCAAATGAGTCCGGAAGCAATTAAATCTCTTCCGGAAATTGAAGAGTTCTTCAAGAAGAGTTATGTGAATATAGCAGAAGAGTGGGCTCAGCATCAAATGGAAGCAGACATAGAAAGATTCCATATGGATGAGCTTGAGGAGAGAGGGTTCAAAGATATGCTCTGTACAGATAGACAGTTCTGGCATTTTAAGATGATGGAAGATGACTATGACATTGAGCTCTGGAATCCAGTACTTACATTCTATCATAAATCTCCGGACACAAGATATATCTCTGAGGGAAATTGGATTGGAAAGATTGACATGATGAGTGTAGCTGACGTCATTGACAAGTATGGTTGGGTGATGACACAGGATCAAATGGAGGCTTTAGAAGCCATCTATCCAACAAGGGCTGCCGGTTACTCTATACCTGGTCAACAGAATGATGGTAGCTTTTATGATGCTACACAATCTCATTCTTGGAATACAGAAATGCCTTCTCTAGGAATGCGCCAATATCTATCTACTCATGATGGAGGATTTCAAAATGGTGCTGATATAGTATCCTGGATCCTTGGAGAGTCTGAGGACTTTGCTGACTTTGGAAATGCACACCTTCTTAGAGTAACTACAACTTACTGGAAAACTCAAATGAAAGTTGGCCACCTCACAAAGATTGATGAGTTCGGCGAAATTACACAGGATATTATAGGGGAAGACTATAAGATCACAGATAAGCCTTTATACAATACAAATCTATTTAAGAACAAGAGTAGAGAGAATTTAATCTTTGGAGAACACGTTGATTGGATCTGGTTGAATCAAGTAATGGGTGGTGTTAAGATTGGTCCCAATCATGGAAGTTATTGGGGAATGACTGACCCAGGAGGTGTTAATCCAATGTACTTAGGTATTAATCAGAATCACATTGGTCCTATCAAATTTCAATTCAAAGGAGATAAGACCCTATATGGATGTAAACTTCCAGTAGAAGGAAGAATATTCTCTGACAGAAATAGTGCATCTACTTCCTTTGTTGACCAAATGAAATCTTGGCAGGTTGCTTACAATATTGTGAATAACCAAATAGCAGATATACTAATTGATGAACTTGGTACAGTTATTCTTTTAGATCAGAATGCCCTACCAAAACATTCAATGGGTGAAGACTGGGGTAAGAACAATCTAGCCAAAGCATATGTGGCAATGAAAGATTTTCAAATGCTGCCTTTAGACTCAAGTATTTCTAACACTGAAAATGCATTAGCATTTCAGCATTATCAAAAATTAGATCTTGATCAGACAAATAGATTGATGTCTAGAGTACAACTAGCCAATTACTTTAAGCAGCAAGCATATGAGAATATTGGTGTTAGTCCTCAAAGGATGGGGCAAGCTATTGAACAAGAGACTGCAGAAGGTGTACGTGCAGCAGTTAATAATTCTTATGCACAAACTGAACGTTATTTTACAGAGCATTGCGATCATCTAATGCCAAGAGTTCACCAAATGAGAACTGACCTTGCTCAGTGGTATCAGTCTAGAAACCCTTCTGTAAGATTACAGTATTTGACATCTAATCATGAGAAGATGAATTTCCAGATCTATGGGACAGATCTTCTATTGAGAGATCTTAATGTACATGCAAGTACTAAGGCTAACCATAGGAAAGTTATGGAAGAGCTCCGCATGCTAGCTCTAAACAATAATACTTCTGGAGCATCTATCTACGACCTAGGAAGCATTATTAAAGCTGAATCAATTGCTGAGATCACTGAAGCAATGAAAGCTGCTGAGCAGAAAGTGCAACAACAACAACAACAAGAACAACAACATCAGCAACAAATGCAAGAGCAACAAATACAAGCTCAAGCTCAAGAAAAACAAGCTGATCGTGATTACAAAGCAATGGAAGAAGAGAAGGATAGACGTAAAGATGTTCTTGTTGCTGAGATTAGAGCTGCCGGTTATGGAGCAATGATGGACCTCAATGAGAATAAGCAATCTGACTTCCAAGATGAGATGGAAAGAATTAGAGAGAGTGATAATTATGAATCTCAGATGGCTATTGATAGTGATAAAGAGGAGACCAAACGTCAGCAACACAGTGAGAAGATGGACATTGAGGAACAGAAATTAGCAAATCAAAAAGCTATATCTGATAACCAATTAAGAATAGCTCAAGAGAATAAAAATAAATATGATATGAAAGCAAAACAGGGTGGTGAAAAGAAAGGTCCAAGTAAGAAAAAATAAACTATAACCATATAGTAAGATTTTTCTTATTTTGGATTTCCTCTTTTTTAAACTTTCCTGGTTTAATTAACTAAATTTGCTTATATTATTATAGAGGCATTAACCAACATAAAACCAAAAAAACATGTCTGACAACACTGACACAATAGTTGAACAATTAACCG